ACAGTAATGGAGGCATTAGGAGTAAAGATCGGACTGGCTAAGTCCTTAGTCGGTGCGAATCGATCTCTCGAGTTCGCAAAACGATTTATCTTAGAGGGAGTGGACGTGTCACCGATTTCTTTAAAAGAATATCATGTGGCCAAATCTCACATCCCGTCACTTAACGAGTTGATACCTAAGGTACAATCGCTAGTGGACCTCCGTTTATGCCATGTGCTCCGAGGACTTGGTTTTGGGTATAAGGCGGTATCTCGTTTATCAGCGAAATATGTCCGACTCTCAAAACGCATGTCTCAAGCAGTTCTTATGTTAACTGCACCGGCAGCTCCTTTCGGTTACACCGATGGCCTTAATTGGTTCCAATCCGTAGGATATGGATTGGTCCAACCTTGGTCGGCGGATGAACGTCAAGGGTTATTGCACTCGTTGGCATCGAAAGGGGTGAATTCGTTGTTTACTCGTATCCAAATGATTGCGTACAGGATGGAATTCTCAGGTACTGTACCTGACTCCATTCCTGATCCACTCACTGGCCGATTAACTCCGGATCCCCTCCCTCCTCTTGAGAAGGGCGGAAAACGAACATCATTCCAATTATTTTCAGAAGCTGATGCCGTTGGACCTTGGTCTCTCGGCTCAATCGTTAAGGATTGGCGTGATTTAGTAGAACGTCCTTGTTTTGAGTGGATAGAGAGGTCGCTTGTAGAAACTAAGAAGTTATCCGCTGCGTTACGGCAAACTTGCCGCGCACTATTGCAACCTGGAGAGAAAGGAAGTTTGCTTACGATGTATTTGGAACAGACTCGTTCACTAGAGCGAGACCTGGCCCGGTACCCGCAAGATATTACTTTATTATTCCGACCAGGTGTGCAATCGGGGTTACAGCGCGGGACGCGGGACCTGCGGACTTGGAAATCTTTAAAAAGAAATTACAAGAACGCATTTCCTGTAGTCCGCGTTGCAACGACAGTGCGTACCTCCCGGAAGTGGACCTAAACTATCAAATGTGGAAAGTTTGGTAGGTAGTGTTAAACTACGATCTTCGTGGGCTCGTTTGATCTAGGCGCTCTTACATAATCCCTAAATGGTAACCGATACCTACCCTCTTTAGGGTGTAGGTACTAAGTTTCATCTAGTAACCTGTAATGGTGAGCGATTGGAAAAAATAATCTGATGGGAGTCACCTTTGTGACCTCTATAGGGAGTAATGTCTCTATATGTTACAAGTGGAGCTATCAAAAGATGAAGATATCTGGCCTTATAACTAAGGTAGACGTAAGTCTAGAGCAGGATGATGCAAAAGTATCATTATGTAGTGACCCAAAGCACTCAAGTACATGACAATAAATTATCAATGTGTATCTAAGCACCTTGGGCCGGCAATTTGGAGGAAACTCCGGGGAGCCGACAACCCTTCTGCATCCGTG